TGTCATTAGTCTTTGAGATCTTACTTCTTTCTGCATCAAAGAAGAAGTGCCTTGAGCTTTAATCTCTAGATCACCTAGTATATGCGGAGCATCATCATTAAATTGCATGTTCCAATAAAATAATGTTTGTCCTAAGGGTTTTAATAAATAGTCATCTATATTTTTAATTACTGTTTTAATATTTAAAGCAGCAGCACCCATTAACATTGACATACCAGATGCTGTTCTAGTTGTAGACTGTACACCTGTTGCTCCATGTGAGTATGATGGTATACCTGTTGCTTCATCAGCAAGTTGTCTAAATTTATCAAACATTTGTAAATTTTCAAAAGCTGTATTAGGAAACTTAACTCCGTGTACTGCTTGACCTGTTTGACCACTTTGTCTTCTAAATATTTTACCAGGAAATACTTTCATATCCTGTCCAGGTACTAACATTGTTTCATCAACATCAAATACTAAATTACCTGCAAGTGCCAAGTTATCTATAGCCATTCTTGCATGTCCATTCATAACTTGTTGAGAGTCTTCCATATTTTCTGGAATACCAATTCCAAAAAACTGATAAGGGTTTAATTCATAAGGACATACTAAGTATGGTAATCTACTTGGTGTAAATGGATTTTGTACCATCCTTAAAACTTTATTACCACATATCCATACATTAACATGAATTACATCTGAATCACCTTCATACATTAAACCACATTCATCTGCAGTATTTTTATCTATTATACCCCAGTATTCTAAAACTTCAAATCTATTTTTATAAATAGTTGTAATATTTTCTTTATCATATAATGAAGATTCAAATCCTCTAGTTTGATAATTAGGTCCTTCTTTTAGACAAGCTAATACTGCCTCTCTATCAAACATGGGTTTATCTGCTAAATCTTCAAACTGTGCTTTATTATAAGAATGTCTTTGAATTATATAATCACAGTCATTAATATTTGTAGCATTTGGATCAGGATAAAAATCCCAACATGATACAGCTTCTATTGATGGTACAACTTTTGTTTTAGTTGCATGTACTCTTGTTACATTACCCTCATCATCTTCTGCTGTATTAAATTGATGATATTCTTTTGTATCTGTAAATGGACCTTTTAATATACCAGTTCCTAATAATGCCATTTCAAAAAATACATGACGCATTATTGTAATAGCTTTACTTTCTTCTAGCTGATCATGGATTAATTTTTCCATTTGTTCAGCGGCCATTCTAGCTGGTTCTATTTGTGGAGCACCTGTGTAAGAAGGTCCTTCTGTAAAACCTAAATTTACATAATCTGCATTTAAGTTTTTCATTAACTCATTTGCAGTTACACCTGGTGGTATTTCTTTACCATCACCAGGAAATCCATAAGCGCTAGTTTGAGGTTCTTGGTTTTGTTGTCGTGGATCTAAATGTGCTCTTTCATCAACTTCTTCTGGAACTGATGTAGGAGATACACCTAGTGGAAATTTACCTTGAGAAAATAAAACTTCGATTATCTGTCCAAAAGAAGCAAGTACTTTTGTTTTTGTAATTTTAACAAATACTCTAGACTTTTCACTTTCACGAAAAGCCATTTCTGGTCCATATAAACCTCTATAGTTTCTATAAGCCTTTAACCATCTTTTTTCATCATAGACTTTTGATGTTTCAGCTTGATAAAATCTTTCTCTAATTAAACCTACTAAAGAGTTACCTTCAGCTTCATAGCCGCCATTCTTTTCTTTATCTTCATCCATTAAATTTTTTTTATATAAATTAGTAATCTCTTTCTTCAGCCATTCTAAAGATTGCTGGATCTACTTTTGATTTTGATTTACCTTTAGCATCATTACCATCTCCAGAAGTAGCTCCTTGAGTTACTTTTGCATTAGGATCTATCGCCATTTTCTCGATAGGTGCTTTTGGTGAATCTGGTGCTAATTCTCCTTGCATGTATCTTTTCATCATTTGGGTTTTCTCCTTTTTTTATTTTTTTTCTTTTTAACTTTTTTCTTAGTACCTGCATATACGACAGGTATAAAATTGCTCTTGGGTCCAAGACTCATTAATAATCTTTTTCGTCAGCCATATTAAACAAAGAATCTTGTACATGCTCTGATCCAGATTTAGTTGGAATAGTTGGATCGTAATCATACTCTTGGTATTTTTTAGGTGCATGTAAAGAAAAATCAATATTAGTATGTTCCCTGTTTGGGTTTTTCCCATCAGGACCATCACTAAGTTGACCTTGTTTAACTTTAGCTTTTGGATCAAATTTTGTTTCCATTGCTTTCTCCTGTTAGATTTTTATTTTTTTAATCTTTAATATATTTTTAGTTGGTATAGTTGTATGACCACCACCTTGTTTTATTTCTTTGTTATTAGTTTCAAAGCTACAGTCAGACATCAATATAGTTATATCTTTATCTTGTTTAACTAACCAACCAACTGTGCAGCATACTGCAGTGATTGATTTTTTTATGTCAGGAATATCTACCCATGAGCAGTCACTGACAATATCTTCCCAGTATGCCATTACTAAATCATACGGAAAAATTTTTTTATTTAGTTCTGGTAGTTTTCTTTTTGACATCCTTTAGTTTACCAGAATTTTCCATAGCATAAAATACGGCTTCACCTTTTTTCTTACCGTATTGTTTAACCATAGAATTTTTAATTTTTTTACCTTTTTTATTTAGTGGCATTAATATCCAAATTTATTATCAGCCATGTGATAGCTGTCTTGAGTATATGAAAGTCTAAATCTTTCTGCAAATTTAGGATGTGTTGGTCTACTCATGCAACCATAACGTAATGCATCATATGCGTGGTCTTCTGCATTAGTATCTACATCTTCGGGATTTTTATCATCTGTTGGTAACGCAGCTAAAGTTCTAATTAAATTTTTACAAGTTTTAAATACTCGTATACCTGGTTCTTCATCTACAATTCGTAAACGTTTATGAACTTCAAGTTTACCATTAATTCTGCTTTTAGGTGATCTATCTGATGGTCTCCATCTACAACCATTTTGTATCATTGTTTCTGCAATACTAGGACCTACATCACCTCTTCTTGCCCATGTACTAGAGTCTAATACTCCATAGTGAATATATTCACCTTTTTCTAAACTTATTACTTGTCTTGCAAAGTAGTCTGCTGTAACCTTTTTTGTATAAAGTTCTCTATAAATCCATAGATTATTATTATAATCAACAGCAAACCATAGCACACAAGCAGGAGAGCTATAGCCCCAGTCAGCAGCACGAAACTTATACCAACCTCTAGGTATTTCAAAAGGTTCAACCACGTGAGCTGTTTTGCTAAATTCTGGAAAAGCTGAGTCTTCGTAAGCATCCCAATCTCCATCTAAAAATTGTTTACGTTGTGCTTCTGGTAAAGATGCAAGCATAATGTAATAATCATCAGTTTGCATTAGATAAGGATTATCTTGTAACTTAGCTGGAATAAATCTTCTGGTAATATATTTTTTACCGTTAGGTGTATCTATCCCTACATCAAAAGCTGTATTTGGTTCGGCAGGATCTACAAACATTTCTTTTACCCATTGTGATCCAACATTACCTGGGTTACCTGTAGCTCTTAAATAAACTGGTATCTCTTTGTCAACAGATCTTAAAGAAGATCTTAAAAAATTATATATATCTGGCGAAGGATATTGTGGAAGTTCGTCTATTCCTATCCATGTGTATGATTGACCTTGGTAACGTAAAACGTCTGTCATGTTCTCTGCGTAACCAAACTCTATCTTTGCTCCCGAAGGAAATCGCCACTCTTTTTCTTGTTCTCTCCATTTTGCTCCTGGATATGCCTTTCCATATAATAGCTGAGACTTTTGTATTAAGTCTCTTAACTCAGGCATAGTACGTCTTATGAGGAGTGCCCTGTGTAAAGGTTTGGAACAGTAACGAAGCGGATCTACTAGCATCGCATATGATTTACCACCGCCTCTTGCTCCACCATAAAAAACTTCTCTTTCGGAAGCTGCAAGAAATTGTGTCTGTGGACCTGAGTTAGGTTTAAAGATAACTTCTTGCTGGTCTATGTGCTCTTTAACATTTTTCGGAGCACTCTCGATTATATCCTCTGTAAGTAGCTGCGTGTCTTTACCAGTAAGTGCTTTGTCTATAGTTAACAGTTTCTTTTTGGTATTTTCTGCAGACATCTTAGCAGAACGGAGTGACTGCTCTGCTTTAGCAACTTTCTTACGAGTTCGAGCTAGTATCTGTTTGACTGACTTCTTGGCTTTCTGCTGTACTATCTTCTTCGGTTTCGGTGGTGCTATTTCTTGCGAGTCTTTTTCTAAGTCCGACATGTGATATGTATCTTCCTGTTTTTCTATGTAGCCATTTAGCCGTTTCTCTAAATGAACAAGTTTTAGTATATTCTCTTGCTTGCTTTAGAGCATCTAATTCTTCTTTGATTGGTTCTAAATAATCGGGATCTTGTGATTGTTTAAAACCAAATGGAATCGTTCTAGCTCTTCTCTTGATCTTTATTGATTCCATCTTTTGCTGGTAATATGAATATGCCATGCATAGCTTTCATATTTACATCTAGAGAATCCTTTTTACCTAAACCCACTCTATCCAATATGGAGTTCGCAGCTGCTAGACGAATGTTAGAGTGTGGTGTGGTCCCGTCTTCGTCTAGTAGGTCTGTTAACCGAGTAGCTGCTTTGGCAGAGTGAGTCGATAAATGGTTCTCTGCTAATTCTGTTATTTCTTTTTTGAGATTACGCACAACTTTAGGGTAGCTATGGTCAGAATACCCAGCTATCCTAGCCGCTTCTCTAGGATTTCCTCGTGCTTCTCCGAAAAGTACGTCTAGAAACTTTTCTTGCATGTCTGTTAAGTTTCTTTTTTGAGTCTTTGTTATAGAAGAATCCATGATTTGCGTTTATTATCTCCATTATTTCCTTAAAAGGAAGTTTTTTTGTTTTAGTTATGTCTAGATCTAGCATAATTTTTTATATTATTCGTGATGACCCTTTTTTTCCTACTGGAATGTGCGTGTATGTGTGTCCTTTGAATAATATATAACTATATTATAGTGCTATATTGCAATTTTGTCAAGTTATTTTTTTAAATATTTTAATATGTGACGTTTTGGCACTAGACAAAATTGATGAAAGGGTGTATAATGTTATTAGGAACCTCCAGGGGGGCCTATATATCTATACTATAGCTATTTGTACAACCCCCCTAGGGGATACTTTGGTATTTTTAACAGGAATATTGTTGGAATAATATACCCTAAAATATAGCCACTAGGTGGTTTACAGGGGTATTGGGAATTTTCTGGTAATGCTATATATCTACTGGGTATACCCACGT